TTGCGCCGTAATGGGTGTCACTCAAAATTGCAACTTTCATCGATTGTTATTTCTGTACTGGATGTTGTCCTTCATACTATTATACTCGGAATTGCTTCCAGAAAGCAAGTTGTCGTCTATCACCATAACCTCATCAAATCCAGTGCGTTCAATGATTTTATTTTTAATTTCTAATTGTTTCTTTTCTTTTTGAATTCTACGCAGAAATGCATAGTGAATAATCTGAGTAAAATATGCGAATGGATTCTGAGACCTTTCTGGATTAAAGTTATGAATATACTGCACACAATTCTCAATCCCATCAGAAATCATATCCTCACGGAACATATAATTAACAAAATTAGGTTTATAAGATAAGTGAGTAGCAATTTTTAGAAAACAATCTCCAAGATAATTTGGAATTCTTGGTTTTCCTTCCCAAGGTCCAGACTTTGGGGGATCAATATCATATTTCTCAACATACTTTTCACGAGCAATATCTACCTTACTTCGATACAATATCATTGCTTCCAGTAATTCTTTATTGTTTACATAGTGCTCCGATTTCTTTTTTGCCATGGGGTCTCATTTATCCATTAATAAGTTAAGTTAATTATAGCACACTTTAAGGGGGCTTGACAACTATCAAAAATCCATATAGACTAGGTTTGTCCCGGTTGAAGATGAGAACTTAGCTTTCTTTAATATCTTTATATAACTCTTCAAGTTTTTTACGAGCAGACTCTACTGAAGATATGTACCCTTTTTGTTCTGATATTTTTACTTCACCTGAAGGTTTATATGCATCTATACTATCATCATAACTTAAATATTGCTGATAGAGTGTAATGAGTCTCTTATTTACAGTTTCAGTCATTGTAATTACTCTATCAAACTTTATAAAAAAGATATCCTCATCAGATAGTTCCATCCAAGGTTTTATCTTCATATAAGTATTTCCATTACTACTGACGGATTTCATTACAACAGGATTTTGAAGAATAATGATTGGATCACCATCATTCTCATCTACCATGATAATTGATAGAATTTCTTCTCCAGATATAAGTTTTAAAATGCAATAAAACTCTTCACTCATCATCATTTTAGTGGTATGTTAACAATATCGTAATTGAAATTTTCTTCATTATAAATTTTAATTCTCTCAATAAGATGATTTAATGTATAATTCTTTCTTGACTTATAACTGATATCATCGGCAATGTCATATAGAGTTGCTTTTACTTTGTTTTCACCTTTTCTAAGAACTCTACCGATTGATTGAAGATTTCTGATTCTCGATTTACTGGGAGAAGCAAAGATAACATTGTGAAGATTTCGAATATTAACACCAGTAGAAAAAGTGCCATAAGAAGCAACGATGATTGCATTATTCTCCTTTTCGGTTATTTCTCTAACTTTTTCCCGTTCTTCAGTTTCTACACCGCCATGTACAAAGAAAACATGTCTATCGTCAATCTTATCATTATTTATGAGTTCATATAAAGGTTGTCCATGACCTTCGACTCTTGAAAATAAAACAAGAGTATTTCCCTTTAAATCTAGAGCAAGATTTTTGATAAAGTTATTTCTCTTTTGATGATTGATGATATATTGAACCTCATCCTCAAAAATATCAAACTTATTTGGAGGATGTTTCAATAGAAGTATTTTGATGTCTAATTTGGCAAGATGTCCTTTTTGCATCAGTTCATCGGTATTGATAATCTTGTATGAAGGCCCAAATAATCCTTCCAATACCCACTTATGAGTCTGACTTCCATCTAGAGTTCCGGTGAATCCAAAGCGATATTTTGCATCACAAAGTTTCGTCATTATAGATATTAATGACTTGGATTTAAATTGGTGTGCCTCATCTCCTACGACTACATTAAATCTGGAAAAATACTGCTTGGGCAATTTGTAAATACTTTGCCAGGTAGTAATAATAACTTGGGAATCAGTTTCTCGTTCCTTACCAGCGTATATCTTGTGGCAGTATGAACCAACATCCCATCCATAATCTGCAAAATCTTTATACATTTGTTCTACAAGGGAAGTCGTCGGCACAACTATCAGAATATTTTGTTGTCTCTCAACGTAATATCTCACAACAGAATATATCATCAACGACTTTCCAGAAGCAGTTGGAGATATCAATAATTTTCGATTATGTCGTAAGGCGTCGTATACTCCCTCGACTTGATAATCACGTGGGGCGTGTCTACTGATTGCAGTCATATAATCTTTCACACCTTCCTTTGAGATGTTCTCATTTATCTCAAAGGGAAGTCCGTAAAATTTGTTGTTTGAGAATTCATACGTATATTCATGATCCTCACAGAATCGGATAATTCTGTCTAAGAGTCCAATATAAATTTCTCTTGTATCTACATTAAACAAATATATACGACCATCCCACCATTTATTTTTATAAGATGGGGAAAACTTAGCATTTGGAACTTCAAATTGAAATGCGTCTCTTAATTCATAATAGATATGAGGTTCTGCTTGAATAGTTAAATACACCTCATTTTTCTTTTGAATTATAATATGTCCATTAGAGGTATTTTGATGCTTTGTAGGTTCCATTATAACTATAGTTCAATTGTTTTTTATTGGAAAATGAACGACCTTCTTTAATATATCTTATTGCGGTGTTCCTTCCTATAGAGTATTTATCTACTGCCCATCGTGCTGCTTCATTAATACTTTTAAACTTTATACCTTCAACTTCTATTTCAATTCTTTGTGTATTGCAATTTAATGTATTTGATGCTATTTCTATTTTCTTTTCATTGGATTGATTGTCCCATCCATCTTTTATTTTTTTTGCTCTCCATTCTTTATGAAACTCACATTCTTTCTTACCTAATGTTGAGAGACGGCATATATCCTTTGATTGTTGTGTATGTTTATATCCCAATACTCCTTCTCCACCAAAAGTTCCATTATATTCTGGTTTTAGTTCTTCTATTAATCTTGGTTCTTCTTTTTTCAACAGAAAATCTTCATCTCCCTCCAATAAAATCTCAAATGAAAAATTATCTTCTCCATATTTTTTAATTGCTCTAATAATTGGTTGATTGTTTGATTTTTTACTACGAGCAGATGATAAATGTTGATTAAATCTTAATTTTGGATTTTTTTGACTAGTAAATCCAATATAAAATTTTCCGTTTATATTGTTGGTTATTTTGTATATGAATGCCATAAACATATCTCCATCCCAAAGTATTTATAATAAAAAAGAGGCATTTCTGCCTCCTTAGTTAATTGTATCCAGCACTAAATCTCATAAACTCTATTGCATTTTTGATTTGGTATGTTCTATTGGAAATGGTTTTAATAACTTCTTCTAAAAACTTAAGCATAATGTCATAATATCTAACCTTTAAATCAATTTTAGACAGTCTCTCATCCGCACTCATATGCCTCTCTATAGCATCCTTCTCTCTTACCTTATACGGAAATGGTTCTTCTACATATACCTCTGCTGGTGCCTTTCCTGTGTAGTAGTTATAACGTTCTAGACGTACTCTATTATAAGTTTCTCTTGCCTTTTCACGAAGAAGAGTGATTGTATTATATATTGTATAATATTTTGAGTGTAATTGTGGAATTTTTAAAGATTCATCGTGTAGGTTGTCGGGATCTATGACAGAATCTCTCTGCCACATCTCCTGAATTTCATCAAGATTCATTTTTTCTTAAGTGGATAAAGTGGTTTGTTATCTGTTCCTAGTATATCATAGATTGTGTATTTGAAGGTCACTTGTGCAGTAAAATATTGAACATCGGCAATTGTTGCATCAAAATCTAATGAAGTTATAGAAACTGGAAAAAGATCTAGAAATTTTACAAGTGCGGTTTCTTTATAATTGCTATTTAAAACACGAAGAGTTCCATCACTATATGCTTCTTTACCATCTTTTGTTCCATTTTCATCTGTAATTAAATCTGCATATTCTTGAAGACTTCCAGAACCACCCAATGCAGTCAACCAATTGTGAATGATCATATAGTTTTCCATATTCTCGTCTACAAGAAATTTTAATGTGAGATCGCCAAAAACTAATATCTCACCAGGAACATCAATTGTTTTTAAGTATGTTGGTTGTTTTGCAACACCTAAATTCAATTCAGGAATTTTTGCAGAATTGCACATAAATGAGACCTTAGGATATTTTGCTAAGGTAAATTTAAATCCGGCAGGAGATAAAAAATTTCTATTTTGAATTTGGTTTGCAAGAGGTGAAGTTGCCATATTAATATTTTCCTGACATCAAACCTTTACTTTTAGTTACCTTTAGTGGTTCTGGTTTAGGTTTTGCCACTACTGGAGTCACATCTATATTACGGACTCCATAATCTTTCCATCCACTATATCCCATTTTTTTGACGGTAGCATCTGTCACATCCGCTTGCCGATCACCAACATAAGGACCTCTATCAATTACTGGTACTTGTATGCTTTTTTTAGTTCCGGGATCTGTTAGTCTAACATTACTTCCCAATGGAAGTGTTTTATGAGCAATTCCTATAGTATTTGGAGTTAAAACTTGACCACTTGCAGTTTTATTTCCATACAATCCTGGACCATAAGCACTCGTGGGACCCATTAGCGCAAATGGTGTTGCCTCCACCATAAATTGCTTAAATGTCTTCATCGTTTTATTTGTATTTAGACAAAAAAAGGGATCCCGAAGGATCCCCATGAGATTTGTGAGAAAGACTCACATAAGGTTTGCAACAGCAACTCTTCTGTAGTAGACGTTGGTGTTTCTTTCAAGAACGCCAGGATTAGCAGTGTCTGCACCCTTAGCGAATGGGTTTGCAACAATACCATAACGAGTCTTGAATCCAATTTTTGGTTGGAAAGTGTTCTCACCAACGGCACGAACCATTTGGAGAGGAACATAAGGGCAGTAGAAGAGACCAGCATCATAAGGGGAAGAACCCTTATAACCGACAACGTAATACTGACCACCGACAGTTCCAGAGTTTGTGAAACCACCAGCATAAGGATCGATATAGACCTTATACTTGCCTTGAAGAATACCAGCGAAGGTATTGCCGGTGTCATCAACGTTAAGATTAGCGTTGAGTGCTGGGGTGTAATCAAGAACACCTGCCATGGTGAGTGCCGAAGCAACGTCAGCAGAACAGAGGATCATGTTACCCTTTCCTCTACGAGTTTGTTGTGCGATTGCGTTTGCATCGCGCTCGATTTGGAAGATAAGACCTTTGAACTTCTCAACAGACCAACGACCGTTGGAGTCAACGTCAAGGTCAAAAGTACCATTAGTAGCAACGTTAGTCTGAGCACCAGGCTTAGCAACGTTATAGATGGTACGGATGACTTCACGGTTGATTTCAGCAAGAATCTCAGTTGACAGAAGATTTGCCAACTCAGCTTCTGCATTCAGACCGTGAATTGCCTTGAGGTCTTGTGCGAGTTCGAGTGAATACTCAGCTTTCAGAGCACGTGACTTTGCAGTAACGGTGATTTTTTCAATCGAGAAAGACATCTCGTTGAACTGACCACCTTCGGTAGTACCAAGGTTTTCTGCATTATCGGTACGCATACCTTGACCGACATTATAAAGTGCTGGATTAGTTCCAGCAGCATCAAGAAGACCTGGATTTGAACCGGTTTGAGCAGTAGTACCAAGACCAACTGCACCATTAGTCCATCCTTCAGTTTCGGTGAATGTTGAACCTTGACCAGAATATGCAGAATCTACTTCGTTGTAGAAGGTTTCTGAACCACTCTGATTTTTGTACTTCGAACGCATTGCGAAGATGAGTCCAGTAGGACCGTTCATTGGTTGAACACCTGCGAGGTCATAAGCGACCAAGTTAGGCATTGCGCGTCTGATCAAGGAGATCAGAACTGGATCGAAACCTGCAACAGGTGATGAAGCGCCACCACTGAAACCAGCATTGCCTGTGCCACCATAAGTACCAGATTGTGTGTTGGTGGTTGGTGATTCGGAAAGAAACTCACGCTCTTCGCGGAGAGTTTTTTCTTGGTTTTCGAGCAGGACAGCGGTAACCATTCTACGATGTGAATCTTTGATTCCATCTAGTCCTTGATAGTCAAGGATTGGTGCCCACTTCTCCTGCAAATATTCTGCATTGAACATTTGCATTTGTTTTACCTCTAGTTAAAATGTGTTAGTTTGATTTGCTTATGATTTAAAAATCACTTATTAGATGTTCTGCTGAGAACTGACAAGTATCTTTCCATAGCACCACTTACTTGGGATGCATTTGAATAATCTACTTCTTCAGATAGATTCTCAGTGACTTCTTTTTGAGTACTAGTGCTATTAATTGGGAAGTATGATTCCCTCAAAGTTACCAGTTTCTCACGATAGTTTGCTTCACTATCAAACTCAACATTTTCAGCAAGAGAAGCGAGTTTGTCCTTCTGAGAAAGTGCAAGACCCTCAGCGACATCGGCAAAGATTACATCAGCAACTGACTCTGCTAATCTGTTATTAAGAGCAATATTTCTTTCGATTTGCTCGTTGAGTTTTTGTTCCATTTCATCAAGTTTATCTACCATACTCTCGATTACATCATATTTCTCTTCAGGGATTGATACATAATGATCTTCAAAAAGACCTCTCATTCCCAGAAGGAATGATTCAGTCATTTCAGTTTTAAGACCTGCTTCAATAGCGAGTGCATTTTCAGCAACCCACTCGTCGGCAACATACTCAAGGTATGCATCGACTCTTTCTACAAGTCCTTGCTTAATAATTTCAATTTCTTCTATGAGAGCATTCCCATAGGTTTCTTGAAGTTCTTCTTTGATTTCTGCAACCTTAGATCTGATTGCAGTTTCGAAGATGGTACGTGCTTTCTCTTGGAATTCTTCGGAGAGTTCTTCGCCAGCAAGAAGAGCATTGACATCTTCTTCGATGTCATACTCTTCCTTCATTTCATCTTCGTCCTCATCCCCATTATTCTCATCATCTTTTCCGGATGTAGAAGGATTATTAGTACCACCCTTCTTCTTCTTATCTTCTTCTTTGCCCTTTTTGCCACCTTCTTCTTCTGCGGTTTCTAAAAGTGCCTCATCTTCGTCATACTCGGCATCTTCTTTTGTCATCGTGCTTCTCATAGGATCTGCTGCTGCAGCCTTAGCATTAACAACATTCTTGACTTGTTGAAGAGTTGCTGAAGGGTCTTTGAGTTTTGCTGTACCATCAGGTTGATTTGTATAATCTTCTGGAGTAGGTCCACCCAAATCTTCCCATGCACCGGTTTGTCCAGGAGCAATTCCAGTGGACAACTTTGGCATTGGTTCAGCAGGTGCGGCTCCTTTGGTTACTACGTTTTCCATTTCTTGTAAATTGCTACCAACGGACATTTTAGATCTTGTGTATAATCTATATTTATTTATAAATTAAAGATTTGCTAAGAAATCTTGAAATAATTCAATTTTATGTTCCTGAAGTATTTTTTCATCAATAAGAGTATTAATTCTACGCTTAGTTTTCTCGGCAACTTTTTCACGAAGAACTCCACCTTCCCAAACCCATTCCTTTCCTTCCATAATTCCCTGAACAAATGCATCAGGAGCAGAAGGATCTGCAACAATATCGGCAGCGGTTGCTAGCATAAAATCTTCACCAACAATTTTATGACCTTCATTAGTTAATCTAAGTGAACCTACACCACGAGAAGAAACTCCAAGACAAACACCTTCACCAATAAGTGCCTTAGCAATCTTACCCATTGGAGTCTCTAGAAGTTGTGCCTTACCAATAAAATTGCTTCCCTTTTGTTCAAGAGAAATAATTTTATGAGAAACTCGATCAAGATTGACGGTAGGACCATCTGGGTGTCCAAGTTCTCCAAGAGCACGACCCCTATTAATAAAGGACTCATTGTATCTCATTACCTCTTTTGCAAGAGTTTGCATTGGATACATTCTGCCGTTACGATTGCAGATATCACCTTGAAGGAAAACTCCTTCAATAAACATTTTCTTTTGAGCACCTTTGCCTTCGGTGATGAATTTGACTTGTTGTACTTCTTCGGTGATGAGTTTCATTTTAGTTTGTGAACGCTACTTTATTTGCTTTAATTGCCACTGATGTCCAAATAACATCGGTACTAAGTTTCTGTAGGAATTCCACAGATGAACCGGGCATTGTAAAGAAATTTGTGGTCGCAGCACCAACCGAAGTATTTAATCCAACTGTAACAATTCCGGTTTGGTTGTTGAATATACGAACACAA